AAACAAACAATGAACGAACCGTGACACTAAGATACACAGTTTTTGTAAGTTACAAATCTCCCAGGATACCAAGGTCTGGGATACTGCTCACAGGAACATCCTCGGGAACCACCTCAGATGCTGCCAAGTATGCCAAGGACTCCACGAATGCAGCAAGTAATGTGTCTTTTGGTTTGTACTCAGCCCACTCAACATTTTCACATGCACATCCTGCATGATACATCCATAGGTGTCTGTGCCATTTCATCGTGTACAATGAGGGAGACCTAAACTTTTGTGATATCCAAAGGTGCAGCATTACTTCCCCATAACCCCTATACTTTGTCTGAACATCAGCTCCTGACTGGATAAGCAATGGGGGTATGATCTCTGAAAGTTGCTCCCTCTGGCCAGTTTCAATGGCTTTCAATGTGTCATTCACTTTCTGCTCCACATCTTTCAAGGTGAATTCATTGTCCAGATCCAGAAATTCCTTCAGTCTCACATATGGACTAAGCCTAGTTTCAGTGGGGAAACCTAAAATCGTGTTTGGTGACCCTCTTTCATCAACCTGTGGCATCTTGTTGCAGTACCAAACATCCCCAACAGTCCTCCGCGGGCATCCCACCAGAGTCCCGCCATCGGTCATGTCTTTTGTCAAAACCCAGTCATCATCCAATGGTGTGATACCTTTGTTCTGAAAACCATGCGAGCATATTATGATGAGGGGGCTGCGCGTAGGTCTGATAGGAGCAGTTAGTCCAAGGTTTTGAACATAATACTCATGTGAGTAAGATGCACTACACTCATCTATTGATAATGATGAAGGCCCATTACTAAGTCTTATGTTCATACTTGAGCTCGGAACTGGGTCATGGATGTAGGATGTCCTCTTGTGTCCTACTAGAACCCCTATGGCACCATTATGGTCATATATGGACCATACTGGCAAGTCAGGCAGAGTATCAATTATACTATATATTTGGCTAGCTAGAACACTATTCCCATATCCTGTAGATAGATCTCTTAAGGCAGCATTCTGGACAGGAGCTCCCCCTTGAGGTCCATGCCCCAATTTACATACCGACGATCTCTGCATGGGGGCTTCTCTAGCTCTCATTGACCGCTGGGAGTCCTGAGGATTGCTCACAGGTCGGAAGTCTAATAGAAGTTCAAGAGTTTCTAGAGTTGAGTCATCACAACATGACCTTATTGCTCCCTCAATGGTTGGGTCACCAGAACATATCTTGTTTTTGAGCAATAACCCTCTGACTCTAGAAGCTGCTGAGTCATCTGGCAAGAAGTACTTCCACGACCTGATGGATGGACAATAGAGCCTTCTCCACAGATAAGCAAACAGCATCACCTTCTCCCTTTCGGACTCCACCTCAGGTAGACTATAAGACCCTGCTAATCTGTGTAGGTCTGACAACCTTCCCGCAGCAATGATTGGGTCCATGATTAGCTTTATAGGGCTCATGGTTTCTCTATGTTCAGGTACACTTGCACATAAGTGAGCAATGACATCTTTAAAGGGAGGGCGGATGGCAATCCTTTGGAAAATGCACATAAGCAACAACTTGATATCTGCTCTAGCCAGGTCAGTCAAACTTGCTTGAGGATTCAATGCAAAGTCATCCGATCCCGTCACTCTGTCGAGTTCCATGGCCATGTATACATGGTCATGGTTAATAGCTGATGATATCAGTTTTTCAGCAAGAAAAACATGAGCACCCTCTGATACAGCCTCCACATCTTCAGGACCTACATACTCATACCCTAGCCTTCTAAACTGGAGTATTTTTTCTGTCCCTAAACTAAACCCTGAGTAAGAGGGAAAATGAGCTAAGTCAAAAGCTCCATCATGTACTGGCTGGGTGCAAGTGTTACATATGAGGATGGCAGCCCACTCTCCTGATATGTCCTCTCCACATTGCAATCTATGAAGAAGTTGACTGGCAATAGTTACTTTTATAGACTGGAACATTATAGTATAGTCACCCCCCTTCTTGGCAAAGTCAAGGGCTGTGTCAGTGCTGATACGTATGTAGGACATGGCCACAGGGTCATAATTAATGTGTGCACCCTGGGACAGAGTCGGAACTCTCCCCCTATGCTGGTAGCATCCCCCTGATATTGTGTCAGCAGCTGCAGCTACAGTGGCAGGGTCACTGAATGTCTTCTCTTGAATCATGATATCAATCAAGCTTGTCATGTTGAATTCCCCTCCTACCCAGGATCTAATTTCACCCAGGGACATAGCTGATACATCCAATGAATCTGGGCATATCAAAGCTAGAGGAGATTTCTGTCTCTTCACCCCTGTGTCACTTCCTATGTAACAAGCTCTCTTACCTCTCAAAGTATGTAGGAGATTCACTCCATCATCAACTACAACTTTTATTGACCTCCTTATCATATGGGTGGGAACAGCACTCCAATGAGCTAAAACAAATTGATGCTGTGGTGCAGGAGAAGACGGGTTAGAGAGACTTCTCCCAACCACACCCTCTCTCACCATGTCCATTATGTGAGTGGGACAATCATGTTTTTCGCACCAAGGTACAATGCAGTTCTTGCCTTTGGTAGAGAAATGTGCCAACATGGAGTTGTCAGACTCCAAGGCATCCTGAACTTTGTCCTTATAACCGTGTCTCGAGCCTAGTTTGAGCACCGAAGATGATGTATGGAATTGGCCCAATATTTTTTCCTTGATTGCCACGTTGCTGAGAGAATACAGCCCAGCACCCAGTTTTAGACTCATAGGCTCCATACTAGCTAAAGTTGCAATCAACTTCTGCTCTTCAGCCTCTGCATGTGCACCAAGCAACGCCGAGAGTTTGACATTCTTTGTCTCCTCTGGCAGTGTTTCCTTGACGATGTCTCGTATCACACTATCAGCATCACGTGGTCTCAAGTAAGGTAGTGAGTAAGGGTCTTTGAACATTTGCCCCCAGTTAACTCTTCCTAAAAAGATTGGGAGTGTTTTGAGAGACAGGAACAACTTCCCAAATGAGTCCTTATACTTTATGAGAGTTTGCAGCACAGACACGCCTACAGTGGCAGTATCATTTAAACCCCTTATACAAAATGCTGCATAGGGACTTGATTTCACTCCTCCTAATTGACGCCCCAAAATCAAAAGAGCCCCCATCCTAGTAGGACCTCCTTGGAAGCCCCTTGCCTCCAATGCCAAACAGGACTCAATAATAGTCACAGCATATGCTGAGGCAGGAGTTCCACACTCTGATGCTGTGGCAATGCCAGTTGCAAAAACTCCACTAAGCTTTGTGTTGACAGATGGTATAGTCTCCTGGGACTCAGTTCCAATCCTAGATGCTCTCTTGAGGGCTTGTGGAATTCTTTTTCCTCGAAGATAACTAGTTCTCCCATACTCCATATAGTGGCTGGATACAAAAGTCTCTTCCAACTTTATTGGTAACTTGCATATAGATGAGAACTCTTCCAATCCCTCAAAGATGGCCCTCTGAACCTCTCTAGGACCCATATCATTTGGGATCTTGCAGCTAATATACTGATTATCCCCAGACCCCATAATACCACACTCTAGATTCCTTTTGTACATTTGGGCCATTATACCGCAACCTGTCACTAGCGTCCACAACTTTTGGTACATCCCTTCTCCCATACTATGCAGACCCGGGAAAGCTCTATCACCAGCACAAGGCTCACCATCTGCACTCTGCTGCGGTGGACGAGAGGAATCTTGGAAGAACCACCAAAGGTCTAGAGGTACCAGGTGTGCACACTCATAGATAGGTGATGACCCGTAAATTCTATCTATCTCACTAGCTATAGGGCCTATAAGTCCTTGCCTTTGGTACTGACACCATTTAGAAAAATCTACACTAACCTTTGCTGTGTTGGGATCAGCTGATTGGTTCAAACAATATTTAAGTAAAGAGTCTCCAGACAAAATCATTGATGTAAGAGGCACATATGAGAGGATTGGCTTCATGTTTTCCTCCAGTAAGAGCTGATATTGTCTCCCTTTCATTGTTTGTTTAGTGAAGAATCTTCCTTTCTTTCTATTTAACTCCCTCTCCTTCAGACACATAACAGCCATTTTTGATGTCTTATCATCACCCTTAAGGAAACTAGTTGCATCATAGAAAACACTTACTTCCTCCCGTTTGATGTGCTCAATTAGCAGACGCCTATTTTTTATGGGCCCTGGATTGGCACTGTAACCATATAGCAGCCTGTGATACCTCCTGTCATACTCACGTGGCCATGAGTCTAATCCAACTGCTATGGCTTTATCTGAAAGGAGGTCAGTTTCATCAACTTTAAGATTTAGATCAAGAATCTTTTGTAACTCTATATTCTTGAACTCTAGTAAGCTCCATTTATTATTTCTAGGTTCAGCCCAAGCACCTGATGCTATACTTCTGCTAAGATCTCCCCTTATCGGCCCTGTGATGGTCAAGGGAGGCCACTCCTTGTGTCTTCTAAGATAGTTATAACAAAAAGTTCTTCTAAAATACCAAAGTGACATGTTGCCTCCATTTCTATCAGGATTAAAAACTCCTGATTTGGATGTCACGTTGTCAACAGACTCCTGTATATAAATCACAGGATATGTGAAACATTTCGCCATGCCGCACAGAGTCAAAAGCTTCATGTGAGCCAGATCATCTTCTAATGGAGCTTGGAGCATAACTTTTATTGGACAGTCAGGCATATCCTTTACTGTTTCTTCAAAGAGTGGATTGGTGTATATGGACTCCAACAAGAGTATTCTGCCCACTGCCCCAGGATGAAGAGCTTTGAATACATCATATGCTTCTTCACCCAAGTTGCATATGGTCTCTATACCATCCACCACCATTTGGGCTACATCCTGATATAGTGGAACTCCTGACTCATTCTCATGAAGAAATGAAAACATACAACAGTCCATAAGACCTATAATGGAGTCCTGAAATGCCAGAAGCATTAACCATGTCATGAACACTTTTTTGCCCCTATGTGTAACAACACAATAATCTCCATAAAAATGAAATTGGGTCTTGAACTGCTTAATTTCATAGTGGCAAACTCTGTTTGTGGAGTTGGACAAAGTCTGAATCATTTTATCCCAGGGAGCCCTTATACCATTAAGTTTAGAGATTATGTGTTCACTATATAAATCAGTGATAGGAAGACTGAAATCACAATTTGCCCAATTTAGAGACCCCAACTGTGTCAAGTCTTTTGCAGTTGACAGAATTCCTCTATCTAAAGGCTTAAGAGAGGTCTGATTTTTCCAGAAAGTTGTGTATAAAAATTGGGCATATGCTCGCGTATCACTCAGAGCAGGCCCTCCTCTCTTAAAGCCCTCCTTTTCCAAAAACATGGACAAATCAGGAACACAAAAACCGTTCTCCCATGATTCAAGATGCGACACAGTGATGGCTGCCGTTACACGTGTTTGGCGTCTGTATACAAACTCCTCCTTCTCCTCCTCCACCACAGGGGGTTCCTCAAACATTGTGTATTGTCATTTTTTTATAGTTGTGGTTTAGCTAGACAGGCCCGCCACGAGAAGGCACCACAATGGACCCATCCCACCCACCCACCCGGACATCTCAGCCCTAGAGAGGTGTACTAATCACATTGCGACAGTACCTCCATCCCACAAGCTTGAGAATTCCACAGAGTGCAATCACCAGAGCAGCTCCAAGCAGTCCCATTACAAGACCCTCCCAGTAGAACCTGGTCTCCACAAGGGGTGCAGGTGTCGAGGAGGGGGGTCTCTGGTTGAGAAGCTCTTCCCACTCTTTGAATGATTTCTCCATGGTGTCAGTTTTTGTAAATTCTTCATACAGTCAACCCTGGGGAACAAAGCGAATTGCCCTGGGAGCAGGTCTCATGGCTTTTAGCAGCATACAAATTATATAAATAAGACCCCCCATAGATCCCACAGTCTGTAGAAAGGCAACAAAGTTATCTAGAAACCCGAACTTGAACCCAGGTACATTTGTCAAACCGTGGCCCCCGCCTGTCCCACCGATAGAAGCACCCAAATGACGCGCATGCTCTACCAATCTGTCTTGGATTCCTATAACGTCTCTAAGCTCAATATCTAAAGGAGGAGGGCTGAAATACACATGTGTGAAATTAGGGGTAAATGCTGTAAGTAAGTCTTTTGTTTTGAAGCTTAGGGTTGTGACACTGAGTGGGTATGTGAGTTCTCCATTCTCAATATATGCAGTATCGTTTATCGCATAGTACAAAGAGTGATGGGAGCAAGATACTCTGGGGGAATCAGTGCGTATTTCCATGGTGGCATCTAAATATCCTTCCTTCCACTCGCCCATTGACCAATATTCAATTCGTGGTGTTGAGTAGCAACTCCCATTACGTGGTTTGATAGGAATCGCCTGGCATTGCCATATTATCAAAAAGTCTCCGTATGCTTCAGCCACCAAGTTGTCGTTCTCCAGGAGCAGCCTTGCATACACAGATGGGTTGCTATGAGCAATTAATGATGATGCTGGGACCACACCTATCATAGTCTCACAGAATGTTCCAGACATTGTATCCAGTGCAGAAGCAAGAAACTCATGTAGTGTTCCAAATCTTCTATCAGTGGATCTCTTCCTCCTATTGGACCTGACTCTGTAACTTTCCCACTTGAGGAACACTCCCTCAACGGTCCCTTTCCATCCTGACCACTTGCATCCTTCTTCCTTCAGGCCGAACCCTATAGCTTTGGAGGTTAAAGCAACCCGTCTTCCATCACAAACTGCAGTATTGTTGTATGTATATGACCAATCATCCTGAGACCTCTCATCTACTTCCCAAAACATCCATCTCCCAAGTCCTAGCCTGCACTCCCCTTTCATATAATCACAGGGGATGTTAGAGCTCAAAGTGGAGTGAGGTAATCCCCCATGTTTGTATATTATATGTCCCCTGGCTCTCTCACACCTATATAGACCTATAGTGTGTGATGTCATCCAGTAATATTGGCATGTGGGCTGACTATATGTGAAGCTGTCAAACTTTGTGTGGGACGCAAGCCCCAAATCAGGACAAAACCCGTTCTTTATGTCTAAGGCCTCATGCCGGTCCAAAGTCTGCTCACTACATCCTTGTACACAAGTATGTGCTCCAAAAAAACCTGTAGTAGAGTTTGCCCAACATGTATCTAAACTGACAAGCCATGCATCTGTCACATAAGCCTCTTCATTGGGTGTCTTTGTTGTTATCCTTCCCTCTTCTCTGATCTTCCTCCTGCAGGGTGACACTCGTGGCAGCTTGTACACATGGAGGGGGTGAGACCTCATACAAAGGAGCCCGGATTGAGCATTGCAGGGGTCCAGCACGCTGAGCCCTAAGAGAAATACTATGATTGGGGCCATTTTCTCCTTGTTGTCAGTTTTTATTAGTTGGTTAATTTAAGGTCTTAAAGTAGTATAGGTTAAATAATAGACCCCATCACTGACAATCACAGTTATGGAAAGACTCCTCCACCTACAATAATGATCTCTATCTGGTATGAGAACAGTGCAGCAGCAGGTATCTCCAAAAATCCTGCTAAATCATAGTAGACCCCTTTTGTGAGGCACGGAATATTAGAGCCCCCTGCATGGATGTAGAGTCTGGGCTGGGACTGAAGTAGGACAAGCTCCATCTCAATAGATGATAGCTCATCCACTGTAAAGTCTCGGGGCTTCTCTTTGCAGGCCCCTAAGACCATGAGGCCGGATGTTGTCTTCTCATGGTCCCTGGTGTATGTCACTAAAACATCTAGCCCTACAATTCTTGTCATTTTCCTGATGTCAGTTTTTATAAATTTATATTGTACATTGTATAAAACAGGTTTACAAGAGTGCATCAAGGAAAGACTTCTCATCCTGTATCCCTGACATAGCTGAGGTATTTGCATCATCACTGTCACTGCCGTGACCTGGAGGAGAAACTGGCCTGTAACTAGGGGTTCTGCCTCTGCCTCTGACCCCCAACCCTCTAATCGTAGCAGATCCCACCTGCCGAGGAGCAGGGGCCGGCATTCTCCCTCTGGGAAGGCCTGCTATATTGGCTGAGCCTCTTACAATGGGGGCGGGTGCTGCATGTGCTCCTTGTGCGAGAGTTAAGCCAGAGACTGTTCTCTCAAGCTCCACTATCCGAGCCTCATAAGACCCCACAAGTGCTCTTATTTCAAGAAGCAACTTGTTATGGGCTGCTAGCTGATTCATGATGTTCTTGCTTTGTGTTAGCATGTCTTCGTGGTGTTTCTGGAGAGCATTTGCCTGAGCTGTGCCTGCAGACTGCTTTGTGACAAGTTTCTTTCTTTTTGCATTGGGGTCCACAGCCACAGTGACAATATTTCTCTTGCCTCTGGTACTTGGCCCGGGCGGCGAGGCGGCTGGGGTTGTTGGTGCTTCTTCTTCTCCTGAGTTGTCCATGATGTCAGTTTTTCTTACTTATCAATGTCTTCTCCGAGAGAAGCTGCCAAGTCAATGGTGGTGACATTCTTGATTCTATCAATTAAGGGCTGAGTCAACTTCTTCTTTCCTGAGAGATCGGAGAGGGCATAACGCTCAAGGAGGCTTGGAGACTCCTTTAGATCAAAAGTTGATGCTCGATATGACTTTAGCTGATTTTTTGATGGACCTTGAGCTCGTGTTATAGCACAGTAGTAAAGGTGAGGAAAATTCCTACTGTTGAGGTTATCTATACCTGCCAGCTTTAGAACTCTCCCATACAGCCAATTATCCCCATGAGCCTGTTTGAATGTATGCAGAATTCCCTTAAAATTCTCGGCCTCATCTAAAACAACATCCAAAGTGAGTGCTTTTGTCACAATAGTGCAAAAATACGCCATCTGGTCAACTGCTGTCATCCCATAACCTTTTAGCACCATAGTTAAACTTGAGTGTATAGCCTTTTCAAAATCAGTTGATTGATCTGTGATGCTTGTCATAACATCTTCAATTAATCCACGCTCCTGCTGGGCATTTCTAATCAGCATCCTAGTCTCTTGAAGAACACCAACAGGTACATAATACTTGCAATCTGTCTCACTGAGACCCTCTAACTCCACTATATTAAGTGATGCACCTACAGCTGTCATCCTCTTTTGAATATATGTCCAGTTCAAATCATCAATCTCCTTGTGGAGGTTGGCCACCACAGCATAGGCTGCAATAGTCATACCTAGATTGACTTGTCGAGCGAGATCTTTAGTAATTTGGGAGGCACTTTTCATGGCCGTGATCTCTTGGGCGGTGGGAGGGGAGTAGTACCTTCCTGGGTTTTCTGCATCAACGTTTTCAGCTCCCGGGATAGGTTCAAAGAGGTCATAGAGTACAAACCCTGAAAGGGAGAATGTATGGTAGAGGGCTGACATCATGATATCTCGAGAGACAGTGTTGTCAAAGAGACAGTTCTTCACCTGAAGTGGGTGGTATACTTTTGCTCTGGTGAACTGCGGAGGAGGCAAGACGGGACGAGATGCTGTCACCTTCTGCCTCTTGACAAAAGGTCCTACCATCTCAGGTTGAGCTGCAGCCATTCTGTCTCTGGGCGAGGTCTGCTGTGGTTTGTGAACTTGATGTCATATTTTTGTTTCCCACCCCTGCAGACCACCCTCAATATCCA